TAGGGGATAATGACCACAATGCTCAAAGGGTTATTCGCTCGGCGCTACGCCAAAGGGTGACGCATCAGGCCACATGGGGGGGTACATGGATTGCGCAGCGCACGGCCCCCCCTACTAGTAGTAACCCGCATAAAGCACGACCCCAAAAATAGAACGTGTAAAGTTAGCTTGAATTAAACCGGTAATTTGTGCTCGGGGTATCCATCGCGCATACACAAACATCTTGTTGTATTGTTGTCCAAAGTTCTTAAACCCCCGTTTGTAGTTTGCTTGTGGGCGCACGTAATGTCGGTTATGGCAGTAATCCCGGAGGTACGGGGGTGCGCAATATTAGGGGTTGACACATCCGTCTATCTGTCATAATCTGCGCTCATGGACAACCTTCCTCTCAATCACACCAAGTGGAATGATCGACTGGCCTTTGATGTAGCGCTGACCCTTGAGGGCAGCGGGGATACGCTCCAAGAAATTATGGGGCGACACAGCATCACAGCCAGTGACATTCTTGTGTTCAATGCCGACCACATATTCTTAAAGAAGGTAGAGCACTACCGCACCGAGGTACGGGACAAAGGGCTGACATTCAAACTCAAAGCTCGCGCACAGGCTGAGGAACTCCTGACCACATCTTGGCTCCTTATCCATGACGGCGCTGTGTCTCCTGCTGTCAAAGCCGACCTAATCAAGTCCACCGTAAAGTGGGCGGGGCTAGAACCTAAAGATTCTGGCCCACAGGATCAGAGTACCGGCGGTGTGAAGATAACCATCAACCTTGGTAACGACCCTCGGGATGCACGCACCATTGAAGCAACCACTACTGAGATTGAAGATGCAACTGCCATCGAACATTGAAGACCTGTTTACCCAAACCTACAATGGATTTAAAGCCATAAAACTGCGTAGCGCCAGCGAAGCTATCATGGTAGAAAACGCATTACAACGCGCCGAGAAGTCTTACCAAACCAGAATCATACGAAGTAAGAAGCACGGACGCGAGTTTATTATTGCGCTGGTTAGCTCAAGCGAGGAATTAGCATATGCCGCTTGACATCAACTACACCCCACCGCCTACAGGCAAGAGGTTCATGGCGTCCAGTGCCAAGATGCGCACAATCGTGGGGCCAGTGGGTAGTGGCAAAAGTGTAATGTGCTCTTTTGAGATTGTGCGCAGAGCGTCGATGCAAGAACCCAACGCTCAAGGTATACGCAAGTCCCGGGCCGCTGTGGTGCGTGAAACAGTACGCCAGTTGCAAGACACGACGATCAAGACCTTCCTCGATTGGTTCCCGCCCGGACAGTGCGGGGCGTACATGCGTACGACCAAGACGTACTTCTTCAAGGTGGGTGACGTAGAGTGTGAGATTATGTTCCGTGCACTGGACGACGCGGATGACGTAGCCAACCTGAACTCACTGGAGTTGACCTTCGCGTGGTTCAACGAGTGCCGCGACATTCACCCCGACATCGTGGATGCTATGTCCAAGCGCATTGGGCGGTTCCCCTCAGCCAAAGACGGTGGGCCGACGTGGCATGGTATGTGGGCAGACACTAACCCGCCGACAATGGATACATGGTGGTACTACCAGATGGAGGGGCTTGACCCAAAAGATGGTGTGTCAGCCAACAACAATGGCTGGGATGTGTTCAAGCAACCCTCGGGGCGCAGTCCTTACGCTGAGAATATTGAGAATCTGCCCGATGAGTACTACGATACGCAAGGGCGTAGCGAAGAATACATTCGTGTATACATCGACGGTGAGTATGGCCTGTCAAGTGCGGGTATGCCGGTGTACAAATACTTTCGGGCAGACTACCACATGGCGAAGGAACGCCTACGGCCTATCGTCAACGGAGTTCGGCCCATCGTTATTGGCATGGACTTAGGGTTAACCCCAGCAGCGGTGCTAGGGCAGCAAGACCCACGAGGCCGTGCCCTCATACTTGATGAGTGTGTATCGTTTGACATGGGGGTGCAACGGTTTGTGCGCACCATGCTCAAGCCCCTGCTATACGAACGATTCCCCGGCGCTCCGGTGTTCGTCATCGTTGACCCAGCGGGTACCCAGCGGGCGCAGACTGATGAGCGCAGTGCAGTGGACATCATCAAAGCTGAGGGGATGAAAGTTATTCCGGCTAAGACCAACGCCGTTGCAGCCCGCATCAATGCAGTAGACGAGTACCTCATGCGGCAAGTAGACGGTGACCCAGCGTTCCTTGTTGACCCCCGATGTACACAGCTTAAGGCAGCCATGATGGGTGGATACCGCTTTAAGCCCAAGGGCGACGGTGATATTGACAAGAACAAACATTCGCACGTAGCTGAAGCGTTGCAGTACCTCATGCTGCACATTGCCTCGGCGGGCGCGGGTTCGGTACTTTCGCAACGCCGTGATGTTAAAGCAGTTGCGTCTGCGGGATGGACGTGATATGCTTGCGGTACTGCACTCGCAGTTGTCACCTCCCCTAGTTGGGATTTTGCCCCCTGTGTGCTCCCCTGCCACCGGGGGCTTTCTTTTTTTTAGGCAGTGTGTATACTGGCGCAACTCTAAGGAGCAGCTATGCAATGTGGTCAAGGCAAACCGTTCACAGTAACGTCTACTAACTCTAAGATGGGTAGCGTAGCCGTCAGGTCTTATGAGAAAGGTGGGGCGGTAACAGAATCTGACGAACCGTCTCGTGCAAACGTGTCTGGCGGCGGCGGTTCTATTAAAGACGGTGTTGCAGGCGGTGGTCGTGTCGGGTATCGTTTTGACGCTGGCAAAGATTCAGATGTCACCGTTGGTGTTTCTGGTTCAGGAGTCTCTACTAAAGATTACAAAGATGTTAAAGCTACTGGGGCAGATGTAACTTATCGTAAAGGGGGTACATCTGTTGGGGTTGAAGTTAGTAGAGGACGCTTTACTCCTAGCTTTAGTGGTAATCCTACTGCTGGTACATTTGATCCTAATGACCGCCGCGTCACGTTTAAGCTTAAGAAAGAATTTTAATGGCTGGACTGACATTTCTTCGCGTAGTCAACAATACCGAACTTGCTCGGCAAGAACGGGAAACTACTGACCGCGCTTTACAAGAGCGTCAGAACCAATCCGTCATCCTTGGCTTAGCGGGATATTTGCGCGAGTGCTGGGATGTTGCTCAGATGGCAAAGCGTCCTCTTGAGCAGAAGATGTTGCAAGCGCTACGTCAACGTAACGGTGAGTATGATGCAAGCAAGCTACAACAGATTCGTACACAAGGCGGCTCTGAAATTTTTATGATGATCACAGAGGTCAAGTGTCGTGCGGCTGAGTCGTGGCTGCGAGACATCTTGCTGGATGATGGCACACCACCGTGGGACTTAAACCCAACACCTATCCCTGATCTAAGTCCTGCGCAGTCCAAGGAAGTACAGGGCATCTTTGCAGAGCGTGTGCTCAAGATGGTTGAAGACTACGGCAAAGCACCCAACGCTGGTGAGATACGTGAGATCAGAGAGATGGTGTCGCAGGAATATCGCTTTGACATTTTGCAACAGGCACAGGTTCGTGCCGACAAGATGAAGCTCAAGATTCAGGATCAGTTTGCACAAGGCGGCTGGGGTGATGCGTTTAACGACTTCGTCACTGATTTGGTTACTTACCCCTGCGCCTTTATCAAAGGGCCAGTGGTGCGCCGCCAGCGTGTGTTGGGTTGGAAGGTAGACGACACAGGTCGCACGGTTGTTGAGCCTACTGAACGACTTGGCCCCGAGTGCGAGCGGGTCGATCCATTTTATATATACCCTGAACCGGGGATCAGCAACATCAACGAGGGCTACTTGTTTGAGTATCACCCTTTGAGTCGGATGCAGTTGTCTGATTTGATTGGTGTTCCGGGCTACGATGACGATGCTGTACGTAAAGTGCTGGAAATCGGCAACGGTATGTCGTGGATTAACTTGGATGTAGAGTTACAGAAGAACGAGGAGGAGCGTAAGTTCTACTCGTACATGAAACCTACAACTGAGTTTGATGCACTAGAGTTTTGGGGCAAAGTCAGTGGCAAGATGCTCATCGAGTGGGGTCTGACTGAAGAAGACGTACCCGATAGCGCACGAGAGTACGATGCCAACGTTTGGATGGTGGGTAATATCGTCATCAAAGCCGTGCTGAACTACGACCCCTTAGGTGAGAAGCCGTACTGCAAGACTTCGTTTATCAAGTGCCCCGGCGCATTCTGGGGTAAGGGTATACCTGAGATTATCGAAGACTTGCAAGGCGTGTGTAACGCTGCCGCACGTGCGCTTGTCAACAATATGGGTATCAGCAGCGGCCCGCAGGTTGAAGTCAACGTAGAGCGTTTGCCGCCAAACGAAGACATTACTCAGCTTGCACCTTGGAAAATTTGGCAGACTATCAACGATCCCGTAGGATCGAGTGCCCCTGCTATTCGGTTTACACAGCCCGACTCTCGTGCTAGTGAGCTTGTATCTGTGTACGACAGGTTTAGCAAGTTGGCTGATGATCACTCAGGCATTCCTGCCTACGTGTATGGTGACCTCAACGTGCAAGGCGCTGGACGTACGTCGTCCGGCTTGTCCATGTTGATGGGCGCTGCCGGTAAAGGTATACGACAAGTCGTGATGCACATTGACACCGATGTGGTCAAGCCCATTGTTATGCGCCAGTTTGTGTATAACATGCGCTACGACGAAGATGAGTCAATTAAAGGCGATGTTCAAGTTATTGCTAAGGGCGCAATTAACCTTGCGGTCAAGGAAACTGTTAACATTCGCCGTATCGAGTTCCTTAACGCAACCGCCAACCCCGTTGATCTTGAGATTCTCGGTAAGGATGGTAGGACAGCGATTCTTCGTGAAATCGCTAAAGGGTTGCAGATGCCTGTGGATGAAGTTATTCCATCTCGGGAGAAGTCAGGTTATCAAACTCAGATTCAAGCTAGGGCGACAGCGGCTGCTGCACAACAGCAAGCGCAAGCCCCAGCATCTGGCGGAGAGAATCCTGATGGATCACCCAAAGGTGGAATGGAAGCCAACACAGTGCAGAATCGTGTGAGCGGGAAGGCAGCATGATTAAGCCTGAACCGCAAGTGATCAAGGCATTAGCCTTGTTTGTTCGACAACACCCAGATTTTCTGGAGTGGCTTGAAGGATGGCGCTTGCGCGAGCTAGATCAGTTACCGAACGCAATCAACAACACCGCAGTGTTTCAGGGGCGCTGCCAAGTGTTAAGTGAGTTGACAAAACTCACTAAAGAAGCCCCTGCGTTGGCGGCAAAGTTATGATGAAACTCGCCGTCTTTAATCACGCACACCAATAGGAGCGTTCAACATGGCAATACCAGAGCAAATTCGTAAGCAGACCGAGGCAGTTCAGCAGTTGTATCAACAACTCAACCCGGACGACAACACAGGCGAATCAACATCCGCCGATGGCACCGTCACGCCCGTTGAGAATAGAGATAACACGCCACTTGCCGACACTAACTCTGCATCGAACAATGCTGCTCCGTCATCCGCAAATGAGCATAAGTCGGATGATGACAACCTGCCGGAAGAAACCATTGTCCAGAAGTACAAAACACTTCAGGGTATGTACAACGCCGAAGTCCCCCGTCTGCACCAACAGAATCGGGAGATGTCAAGTCGTGTACAGCAGATGGAACAGTTGCTTGCATCACTATCCGCACAGCAAACGAGTGCTCAGTCGCAACAGATTGTCGAGAAGATTGTTACCGACAAAGATGTTGAGGAGTATGGCGAATCGCTTGATGTGATGCGTAAGGTGTCCCGTGAGGAGTTAATCCCTATGGAACAACGCTTTACTCAGATGGAACAGATGTTTAGGCAGATGCAAACTAACGTAGTGCCGCAGGTGCAAGCCGTAGCACAACGTCAGCAAGTATCCGCAGAGCAAGGGTTCTGGGCTGAACTGACTAGTGTTGTCCCCAACTTTCGCCAGATCAATGACAACGACGCATTTCAGTCGTGGTTATTGTCGGCTGATCCGTTGACGGGCATTACTCGCCAGACATATCTCGACGATGCGCAGCGTTCGCTTGATGCAAAACGTGTTGCTAATTTCTTCCGTGCTTGGCTAGAGTCTACTGGACAAGCCGCAGTTGCTCAATCCACTGGTCGCGCTCAAAACTCTGAATTGGAAAAACAGGTTACCCCCGGTCGTTCAAGAAACACTGGAACACCTGCGACTACTAATCAAGGTAAAATGTATTCACCACAAGACATCCAAAAGTTTTTTAACGATGTCCGAACTGGTAAGTACAAAGGCCGAGAGCCAGAGCGTGACCGAATCGAACGCGATATTTTTGCTGCACAGCGAGAAAATCGTATCCAAGTTAATGCCTGATTAGAGGAGTTTCACCATGTCTTATCCCGTTTCCCCCGGTCGTCCCAATTACAGCGGTAACTTTATCCCTGAGATTTGGTCTGGCAAATTGATTGAAAATTTCTACGACGCCACCGTGCTCGCAGCGATCTCTAACACCGATTACGAAGGCGAGATTCGCCAGTACGGTGACACTGTAAATATCCGCACTACACCGGAAATCACCATCCGCGACTACGTAAAAGGTCAAACCTTGGTCGTAGAAAATCCTGACAAACCAAAAATTCAATTAATCATTGACAAAGGCGAGTACTTCTCCTGCGTTGAAGATGATGTGGACAAGGTTCAGTCGGACATCAACTTGATGGATACTTGGTCAAAGGACGCTTCTGAGCGTATGAAGATCAAGATTGACACACGTGTGTTGACCGACATCCTGCCCGGTATCGTAGCTGCCAACAAGGGCGCAGCCGCTGGTGAGCAGTCTGCCTCATTTAACCTCGGTACAAGCGCTGCTCCGCTAACCGTGACCAAAGATGGCGCTTCTAGCACCACCTCTGTTGTTGACCTAATAGTTGACCTCGGCACTGTATTGGACGAAGCTAACTCACCTGAAGCTGATCGCTTTGTAATTATTCCTGCCAAGATGGCTGGTTTGATTAAGAAGTCTGAACTGAAGGACGCTTCGTTGACTGGCGACAGCATGTCTATCGTCCGTAATGGTCGTCTGGGTATGGTTGATCGTTTTACTATCTACGTGAGCCACAACTTGAGTGTGTCTTCAGGTAAGTACAACATCATTGCCGGTCACAAGATGGGCTTCACGTTTGCATCACAGATGACAAATATGGAAACCATCCGCTCCGAATCAACCTTTGGCAACATTATCCGTGGCTTACAAGTCTATGGGTATAAAGTTACCAAGGGCGAAGCTTTGGCAACGGCTGTTATCAGCTTCTAAGTCTCCCCAACATACTGAAAGGAAATTAAAATGGCTGCATATACTGACACACTCGGGTTCAATAAGGGTACCGCTGCGTACCCCGCGAACGTCACCGACATCTCTAAGTTTGAAGTGACTTTAAACTTTGCCACAATCATTGCTGCTCGCTCTGCTGCTAGTGCTACTGCACTGGCTGCTGCTGACACACTGCAAGTGATTTCTCTACCTGCTGGTTCCATCGTTTTGTCGGCTGGCGTGAATGTAACGACTGCGGAAACTACTAACACGACTGCTACCTTTGACCTTGGTTTTACAGGCGGTTCACCGTACGCTGCAAATGCGTACGCTAACGACGTTGCTTCCAACGCTACCGGCCTGAAAGCGGCTGATCTCGCAAACCCATCCGTCATAGTTACTGCTGACACGATTGATCTTCTGCTCAATACCGCTGCTCCAGTTGACTGCGTGGTGAATGTTTTTGCTATTGTTGCCAACGCTAACTAAACCCAGTGGGGGCTTCGGCCCCTGCTCTTAAAAGGAGAAAATCATGGGTGTTTATAGTGGTATTGCACAAGACAATGTGACCATCAACAGTGGTAAAGCAGTATTGCAAACGATGACTGTAACTACCGGTGTTCGCATGGTTGTTACGGCGGCTGCTGCTGCGGGTACAACCCAAGCTAATGCAACTGCACTAGCTGAAGGTTTGAATGTTGTTTCCGCTGCGGACGGCACAAAGGGCGTTAGATTGCCTACAGCCGTTGCTGGTGCGACTGTAATTGTTAAAAATACTGCTGCTGGCGCGTTGCTTATTTATCCTGCTACTGGAGCAGCAATTAATGCAATCTCAGCCAACGGTTCGTATAGCATTACAAACCTTACCAGCACAATGCTGGTTGCGTCGTCTGCAACTCAATGGTATTCTGTACCTTTAGTTGCTTCGTGATGTAGATTACAGGGGGCTTCGGCCCCTTGTTTTTAGGAGTTAAGAATGCCAGTTAACCTTACGGGTTCAACAATTGCTAATACCTACGATCAACTGATTCATGTTGATGACGGCCCGACGGCTACTGAAAAAACAATTTATAGCGGCACGGGAGTAGCAACGGCGCTAAAAATTAGCACTCTGTCTGCCTCGGTAGACAATATTCGTTTAGATGGCAACACCATCTCTACACTTGATACCAACGGAAATCTCGTGTTAGCCCCTAACGGCACAGGTTCAGTCAGTGCGGCCAAGGTTGATATTACTGGCGGCACAATCGCAGGTATTACGTCAATTGAATCTACGACACTGGCAACAAGTGCCGCAGCAGCAGGTTGCAATCTTACCGGCAGCACGCTGGCCGCAGACGGTACAGACACCAACATTAATCTCAACATCACGCCCAAGGGTACAGGACAGACGCTTAGCTCTGGCAAGATGGGTTACCCCACTGGCACAGGTGGTGCTGTAACGCAATTAACAAGCCGCACCACTGGTGTTACGCTTAACAAGATTACAGGCGAGATTGTTCTATTTGCCGTTGGCCTTGCTGGGAATGACGCGGATCAATTTGTTCTGACCAATAGCACTATTGAAGCAAACGATGTAATTACGCTGTGCATTAAAAACGGCGGCTCGTTAGCAGCAAGCACACGCAGATACTACGTTACACAAGTAAATACAGTTTCTGCGGGAGCATGTACTATTTCAGTAGGTAATATTAGCACTGGGGTCATACCCAGTGAAAGTCCAACTCTTCAGTTTGTTGTACTGAAAGGAGCGGTGGCGTAATGGCTAAGACACCAGCATGGACACGCAAGGAAGGCAAAGACCCCAAGGGGGGTCTAAATGCCGCAGGGCGTGCGTCCTACAACAAGGCCAATCCGGGTAAACCCGGATTAAAGCCGCCAGCACCGAATCCTAAAACAAAAGCAGATGCAGGCCGCAAAGCCAGTTTCTGCGCCCGTATGGGGGGAATGCCCGGCCCGATGAAGGACGAGAAGGGTAAGCCTACTCGTAAAGCTCTTTCACTCAAAGCATGGAATTGTTAACATGGCTGCCAAACCTAAATCCAAATCTACAGTTAATGCGGCTGGCAACTACACCAAGCCTGAGATGCGCAAGCGCATATTCAACAGCGTCAAAGCTGCTGCTGTGCAAGGTACGGGAGCAGGCCAGTGGTCGGCCCGCAAAGCACAACTTGTTGCTAAACGATATAAAGATGCAGGTGGAGGTTACAAATGAGCAAAACAAAACCCCACTATTTACCTGACGGTAAGTTGTACAAAGGTGAGACACACAAAGCTGGCAGCAAGCTGATGAGTGGTACAAAACATTCATCATCTAGCAAGCCCTTGAGCCATATGCAACCCAAGCCAAAGGCCAAGAAGTGAAAGCCCCGCAACAGTCCCTAAAAAACTGGGGCGATCAAAAATGGAGAACCAAAAGTGGTAAAAAATCTTCTGACACTGGTGAGAGATACCTCCCTGAAGCTGCAATTAAAAGTCTTAGCTCTGCTGAGTATGCTGCAACGACCAAAGCCAAGCGGGCAGGAAAAGCCGCCGGAAAACAATTCGTAGCCCAACCCAAAACGGTTGCCGCAAAAACCGCAAAGTATCGTTAACTTAATTAAAGGAATTTGATATGCCCGCAGCCGCACTTGCCTTCAGCCCTCTGGGCCTTACGGTAACATTTACCGCAGCTACCTCTATCCCAACATCTGCTCAAGCTGCATCTTCCGCCCCCCTTACTCGCCCAGCGTATCAGTACAGGATACATAATGTGGGCACAGAGGTTGTGTTGCTAGGCGTAGGAGTAGACAATGCAACGGCTGTAGCTAAGGCAGCGACAATTGGCGCAGGCGCAGTTCCACTTGCTCCGGCTTCTGTTACTGTCCTTGGATTTCCAGCAGGATCATTTTTTACTGGCAAGACCGCTTCTGGTACTTCGGTAGTGTACGTAACTCCCGGAGAAGGCATGTAATATGACAACGGCAAATGAGGTTGAGAACAAACTAATAACGCACGAAGCAATTTGTGCAGAGCGGTACAACACGTTTATATCTCGTGTTGACCGTTTAGAGAAACTGCTTATCAAAGCAGCAGGCACTCTCATCATGGGGATGGCGGGTGTCATTATTGCAATCGTAACCAAAGGAGTTTGATATGCCCATTAAAGCAAAAGAAAAATCTTTAGACGAAATGAAAAAAGATGCTATTAAGAATAGCGTTGATGTACGCGGCTATGCCAAAGGTGGCATGGTAAAAAAACCCAGCATGAAAAAAAGCGGCGTAGTTAAGAAGGCTAAAAAATGAGCAAGATGTTTATTCGGGTTAAAGCAGACGGCTTTATCTATGACTTCAACCCCATTCTGGCAAAAAATCCTGAGTGTGAAGTCGTGTCTGAAGAAGTTGCATACCCAGAACGATTCATTCCACCTGCTGTTGTACAACAAATTGCAGAGGGGGATAAGCCTACCGGACGTAAAAAAAGAGGTACGCTTGATCTAACGACTGCGGAAATTCCTGAAGCTCCGCCGTATACTCCACCTGAGTTAGCTGAAGAAGCTGCTAGAGGAATGCCAAAATGACACCAAGCGAAGTCATCACCGAAGTTAGAAATTTAATCCAAGACAACACAGCGACATTTCGCTATAGCGATGTTGTGTTACTTGGTTTTGTAAATCAAACTTTAAAAAAGATGGTGGTTCTTCGCCCGGATTTGTTTTCTTTTATTACAGATTTTACAACTGTGGCAGATACAACACTACAAAGTTGTCCAACAGATTCTGTACGACTAATGCAAATTTTTCAAGTAACGGACGGAGATGCTGTAACTGAAGTGTCAAAAGAAACTTTGGACAGGATGTATCCTAATTGGGTTAGCGAATCGTCGGGCACGCCCATAAATTTTATGCGGCATGTGCGTAACCCCAATAAATTTTTTGTCTACCCTCGCCCTATTTCGGGTATTGAACTTGTTGGAGAGTACGCACAGTCGCCCATAACTTATGGACTTAACGATACTATTTTATTACTACCCGACGCATATCTTACTTCCGTAGTTGAAGGTACTGTGTTTTTAGCGGAGTCTGTTGATAACGAGCACGTAAATTCTGGGCGTGCTAAATTGTTCTTGGATGTGTTTGTACAAGGTTTAGGCGCTGGACTTCAAACCCGTATAATTACAGACGTTGAAGAAGGCGGGCTTGACCCGAGACAGGTAATCTAATGGCTACACGTAGTTTTTCTTCGCTTACTACGCGGCTACTACCAAGTGTGCCGGGATGCCCCAATCAAACAGTAGTCCAATATATCCGAGATGCTGCAATTAAAGCTTGTGAAAAAACTTTGGTATATCGGTATCAGCAGCCTGTGTTTGATCTGACACCCGGCACATATGTATACACGTATCGTAAACCTGCTGATACACAAGTTCATGCGGTGTTTAGTACTTTAATGAACGACGGGCCGCTAGAAGTTTTACCGCTTGATAAAGCGTTAGCGCTGTATCCTGCATGGGCGGATAAGTACACAACAAGCGCAAACATTGCAGAGTTTGGTTCGGAACCCCGCTCTATTACACAAATTTCTCCAAACGAATTTGCTATATTGCCACTACCAGATGCAGAGCGCACGTATTCTGTGCGGATGTTTTACGCGCTAAAACCTACACGCTCTGCTACAGATATGGATGAGGTAGTGTTTGATGATCTTGAAGATGTTATTATGCATGGTGCACTACAGCAATTATTAGTGCTACCTAACACAAACTGGTCTGATAGGGAGTTGGCTGCCTATCATGCTAAACAGTTTCTTGCGCAAAGCGCAGAGCGCAGAGCAAGGGCAAATCTTAGCAATTCTCGCGGTATGATGCGGGTACAGATGCAACCCTTTGGAGCCTGATATGTCTACAATTAAACTTGTACGCAACGATACTGGCCCACAACTTCGGTTTACACTTACTGATAGCCTTACTGGGGCTGCTGTTGATTTAACTGGGGCAACTGTCACACTACATCTTCGTGCGGTAGACACTACTACAGTTTTATTAAGTCGTAACGCTACTATCCCTGCTCCAGCTACGAATGGAATTGCAGTTCTTGCGTGGCAAACTACAGACTTAGATATTGCCGCCGGGGAGTATGAAGGCGAAGTTGAGATCGTATTGGCGTCTACCTTACGGGAGACTATTTTTGATCTGTTGCAGTTTACAGTCCGAGAAGATTTCACATGAAATTAAAGACCGTAACCAGTTCTATCCGTTTATCTCTGAGGACTTTATCTCAGCGTATGGCTACGACTACGTTAAATATAAAATTACAAACAGTAGCACTTTCAAAACGTCTTGTTGTTGCAATCGGGGATTTTTTAATAATTAAGTTATTAACTGACACTGTTACTACTGCGGAAAATTTAAATCGCGCAACAACAAAATCTTTAGCCGATCCTGCGTTAACATCAGAAATTATAAGTGTTGCTCCCAACAAAATTTTAACCGAAAGCATAGCCTTAGATGATGGGGGTCAACTTTATTTTAGTCAAAATTATCTTGTTGACAACGGAGATTATGTAAGTGCTCTGGGAAAAATCTACACATTATTTAAAGCTATTTCGGAACCAATTACGACTAGTGAAAATTACATTACCGCAATGGCAAAAATATTAACCGATACCCCTTTGGTATCTAGCTCTGGGCTTTTATGCAATCAAAATTATTTTGTTGACTCAACATATTTTTCCGAAGATTACGTAGGTGAATCTCGTGCTTTCTCTTAAAGGTAACTACTATGAATAACGTTGAAAATATCTTGTTGAGTGGACAACTTAGTATTGTATTAACTGATAATACCGGGAAAATTAAAGAGTCGCGCTACATTCCTAATCTTGTGGTAAACACAGGGCTAGGCTATATCACTAGCCGAATGGTTGGAGTAGCCTCGGGTGTGATGAGCCACATGGGTATAGGGTCAGGCACATCAATCGCCTTGGCAGCAGATACCGACCTTGGAAATTTGTTAGGTAGCCGCCAAGCTTTAGATAGCACTACTGTTAGCGGAGCCGCAAACCAGAATGTTGTTTATGTGGCTACATTTGGTGCGGGCGTGGGAACTGGCGCTGTTACTGAAGCAGGTGTATTTAATGCGGTCTCCGCTGGCACAATGCTTTGCCGAACAGTTTTTGCTGTTGTTAATAAAGCAAGTGTTGACTCGATGGTTATTACTTGGACAATTACTTTATCCTAAGGGGTAGCACATGGCAGTTATTTTAACTAGAGCAGGTAAAGGGTCTCCGCTAACAAATGCGGAGATGGATGACAACCTCACTAATCTTAATGTAGGACTTACTACTACTGTTGCTATTACAGGTGGAACAATTGACGGCACAACTATTGGAGCTACAACGCCATCGACGGCTAAGTTTTCTGAAGTTGACGTTGATAACCTAGAGCTTAACGGTAACGCCATTATCTCTACTGATACCAATGGAAATATTGATTTAACACCTAACGGCACTGGTGAAGTTAATATTACTAAAGTAGATATTGATGCTGGCACAATTGACGGCACTGCTATCGGGGGTGTCACGACTGCTGCTGGTGCGTTTACCACTTTAGGTGCTTCTTCTACTGCTACGCTTAACACACTTGCCTCATCTGGTGCAACGTTGACCGGGGGAACTATTAACAACATGTCGGTTGGGAGTACTACTCCTGCTGCCGGAGCATTTACCACACTTACAGCATCTACAGCTATAGGGGCAGCATCCGGCGGCACGGGCGTTATAAATAACGCAGCAGCCACACTAACTCGTTCTGGTAGCCATGCCCTGACACTTACAACTTCCGGCACGACCTCCGTCACTTTACCAACAACAGGCACATTAGCAACGCTTGCTGGCACAGAGACACTAACAAACAAGCGTATTGACCTAAGAGTTACTTCGGCAGCATCAGCATCAACATTAACGCCTAGCGTTGCAACCGCTGATGTTTTTGCCTACACAGCATTGGCGGCAACACTTACTATTAATGCTCCAACAGGAACGCCTGTTGACGGTACTAGACTACTGTTTCGATTTTTAGATAACGGCACAAGCAGAACGTTAACTTGGAACGCTACCTATACTCCCATTGGGATAATTTTACCAACAGCAACAACCGTCAATAAAACAAGTTATATAGGTTGTCTTTATAACGCCAACAACACTCGTTGGGATGTAATTGCAGTAGTCACACAGGCTTAATATGGTAAAAATAGACTTCTCGTTCCCATCCCAACACGGCACATTTTCAGATGCTTTGTGGTTAGAAGATGACCACGAACTAACTCAAGATGAAATCAACGCTATGCAACAGCAAAGGTTTGATAACTGGATTGCCATAGTAACTGCACTCCCATCTGAGGAGGCGTAATGGCTAACAGATATTGGGTTCTTGGTGGAGGGGTATGGGATAGCGCAAGCACATCTAACTGGGCTGCGTTCTCAGGCGGTGCTCCCGGTGCGTCTGTCCCAACAGCGGCAGATAATGTATTCTTTGATGCAAACTCAAACGTAGGAATAACTGCATTTACAATCACTATGGCAGGTTCGCCAAGGGTGTGTAATGACTTCACAGCATCGGGTCTTGATGGAATAATGACGCTTTCTGGTGGGGGTATTGCATTGACAGTATCAGGTAGTCTTACATTTCAAGCTACAAACTTTGTCAATGGAATTGGTGGAACAATAACCTTTAACGCTACATCAACTGGTAAAACAATAACAACTAATGGTATTGCGGTTAGTGGATCAGTTACTTTTAATGGTACTGGTGGGGGGTGGACGCTCGGTTCTGCGTTGACTTGTCAGGTACTAACACTTACCGCTGGAACATTCTCTACATCTACAAGCAACTATGCTGTTACCGCAGACAGCATATCTTCAAGTAACTCAAACGTAAGAACACTTAGTTTAAATGCATCAACAGTTACCTTGAGTAATGTAAATTTCCCTTGGGCAACGGCAACTAGTACAAATTTAACACTTAACGCTGGAACATCAAACATTAGTTGTACTAGCGTTGCTGCTTTTTTTGCTGGGGGTGGTAAAACTTTTTACAACGTATCTTTTACATCTAACGCACTAGTAGCATTATTAGCAGGAATGTCAGGCGCAAACACGTTTAACAACCTAACCATAGCAGGTAGAACGACTGTTGGTCTTGGCGCATTTTCTTTTAGCGCAAACCAGACAATTAATGGCATATTTACAGTAAGTGCTGGTACTGCTTCTGCATATCGAATGCGGATTCTGTCTAACACTTCTGGTACTGCGCGAACATTAATTTGCGGAACAGTATCTTTAACTGATGTTGATTTTAAAGATATTGTTGGGAGTGGTGCAGCAGCCCCATTTACAGGTACTCGATTAGGCAATCACAAAGGCAATACCAATATAACTTTTACTACGGCTAAGACTGTTTACTATCGTCAAACAGGAAATGCTGATTGGGGTGCAACAGGTTCAGGTTCTTGGTCTTCTACATCAGGTGGCGCATTAAATGCGACCATGTTTCCACTAGCACAAGATACCGCTGTATTTCCTGCGGCAACTTATCCCGCATCTACTGCAACAACAACTATTAACGATGACTACCACATTGGCACAATAGACATGTCGTTGAGAACGACAAACCTTATGACGTTGGCAACATCAACGCGAACAAGCATCGTAATTCATGGAAATTGGACAAACGGCACAGGAATAACAATAAGTGGTTCAGGCACTCTTACTTTTGGTGGTCTAACTACACAGACTATTACAAGTGCTGGTAGGTCATTTACTCAGCCTATCACAATTGATAGTGTAGGTGGTACGGTTGTTTTAGCAAGTGCTTTTACAACAGGCGTAACTAGAGCAACAATACTTACTAATGGGACATTAAGTCTCGGATCATTTGTTTTAAACACAGGCACATTTAGTTCATCTAACTCAAACACCAGAACAATTGCTTTTGGTACGGGTAGTATTAGTTGTAATAGCATTTCAGGTGGTACTGTGTGGACTACTAACACCATAACAAACCTTACCACAACAGGCACTCAAGCAGTTACCATAAACAATCCCGGCTCTACTGCAACATCAGTTTTTCCCGGTCTATTATCTGAAGCAAACTCCATTAGTTTTACTTTTACTAATGGAACTTATACGTTGACGTTTTTAAATGGGTTTACGCAGGATACAGCAAGAAATGTTCTTTTTAATTCATCTTTTACGGGAACGTGGGCTGCTACAGGCATTACAACAATTTATGGAAACTTAACGCTTTCTTCTGGAATGACAATGACGGTTTCGAGCAATACTCTAACGTTTGGTGCAACAAGTGGAACAAAAACCATAGCTTCAAACACAAAGACAATGCCTTTCCCTCTTATATTTAGTGGTGTAGGTGGAACGTGGCAACTTCAAGATAATTTAACAACAGGTACAGGAAACCAAGTAAGACTAGACAACGGCACGTTAGACCTAAGCAGCTTTACATTAACTGTAGGTGTTTTCTCTTCAACTAACTCAAACACAAGAACAATTGCTTTTGGTACAGGCAACATAAATTGTGTGGGTAGTGCATCGTGCTGGGACACTACCACTACGACAGGCTTAACCACAACGGGCACTCAAGTAGTTAATATAAATACTAGTGCGGTGTGGCCTACATCTGTTGCTATATACGTAGGCACACTATCTGAAGCAAACTCCATCAGTTTTAATTTTCCTATTGGAAATTATTCGTTGAGTTTTTTAGGAACTGTTGGATATACAGCAAGAAATGTTAACTTTACAGGTTTTACAGGAACGTTGCAAGGGCCAAGTGGAACAATCTATGGAAACTTAACGCTTGCTTCGGCAATGACAGTTAACTATGCAGCAGCTGGTTTGACGTTTGGCGCAACAAGTGGAACAAAGACTATTACTTTTAACGGACAACAACTAAATCTTGCTCTTACGTTTAATGGAATTGGCGGTACTTGGGCGTGTCAAGATGCTTTATATATTTATCGAACGCTAACTATGATAAACGGAACGCTCCAACTTAAAGATGGAGTAACTAGCACACTCGATGGTGAAAGATTTGTTACGTCTGGCACAAACTTAAAATATTTGCGGAGCACATCATCTGGAGTGCAAGCAACGCTATCAAATACAAGCGGCCTAAACACCGTAACCTTTCTTTCAATTCAAGACTGCAACGCTACTGGTGTTGCGCAATATGATGCAACTGCAACAACAAACGTTAATGCAGGCAACAACTCAGGTTGGATTTTTACGGCTGGCGCAGGAAATTTCCTTGCGTTTTTTATGTAATAAAACTTTAGGAGTTATAAAATTGATCCCCTTACTTTACTGGCAATGGCTAGTGCCGCTGTTTCAGCGGTCAAGAAGGGGTGTCAACTTTATAAGGATGTAAAGAGTGCGGCAGGTAATGTTCAGGAAATTCTGGATGACTTACAACAGCAGTTTGCGGGTAAGAAATTATCTAAAGTACAGGTAGCGCAGTACGAAAAAGAAAAGGAACGTGTTAAAGAGATTGCTAAAGCAGACCCAAGTAGTGTGCTTGGGGAGCTTGGACAGCATCTTGGTACTTTTTTTGACACGGTTGACCAAGTTGAGGCGCTGTTCTACGAGGAAGAAAAAAAGTCAACCGAGGTCTACAGAGGAGAGGTATCTGCAAGTCGTCGTGCATTACAGCGTGTAATGGTTCGGACAAAACTTGAATCGTTGCAAGTTGAGTTACGAGAGATGATGGTTTACCAGACTCCTCCCGAACTTGGTAATATATGGACACGTTTTGAAGCAATGCGGGTACAGATTAGAAAAGAGCAAGAAGTAGCAAGAGCAAAAGAGGAGGCGCAAAGGGCAATTGCAAGGCACGAACGAAATTTAGTCATCTCTAAGTGGCAAGATAGAGCGTTGTACTTTGTCGTAATTTTTATCATGGCATTGGAGATATGGGGTCTTCTAATCACAATAGCGATGACACGACGTTCGTCATCGTCTTGGTAGTCTTGTCAATGATTATTTTGTTGGCAGTGCCCTTTTGCGTTTGGGTGTACATGGAAACAGTTGAGCAGCGGGCAATGGTAGAAATATCCATACGCAGGTTTAACAAGATGCAGAAACAACTTGAAGACGAACAAAAGAAACAAGGAGAGAGTAAATGATTCCAATCTTAGGCGCACTACTAGGCACGCTGGCTGAAAATGGTTTGGGCCTTCTGTCATCTGCAATTCAAGCCAAAGGCAAAGAAGTTGTTGAGAAAACTCTTGGGGTAAAAATTCCCGACAACCCTACACCTGAGGATGTAACAAAGCTACGTCAACTTCAATACGACCACGAAGAACGTCTGCTTGAACTTGGCATTGAGAAGGCACGGCTTGAGCAAGAAGAACTCACGGCGCTGTTGGCGGCTCAGGCCAACGAGGAGAACAATGTTTCTACCCGTTGGAACGCTGACATGGCATCCGACTCTTGGCTATCCAAGAACATTCGCCCAATGAGTCTTATAGCTATTTTTGTAGGTTACTTTCTGTTTAGCATGATGTCTGCCTTTGGGTATAACGCCAATGAGTCCTACGTCAATCTGCTTGGGCAGTGGGGTATGCTCATCATGGGTGCGTACTTTGGCGGTAGGACTATTGAAAAACTGGCAGAAATGAGGAATAAAAAATGAGCCTTAGCCAAGAACAAGCCGCGTTTTTATTAGACGCCTGCAAACTAATTCAATACGCCACCGATCAAGGCTTCATGGTTACGGGTGGCGAACTAACACGTACCCCTGAGCAGCAAGCTATTTACGTAAAGACGGGGCGCTCAAAGACATTGAACAGCGTCCATTTAAAACGATGCGCTATCGACCTAAACTTCTTCAAAGACGGTAAAATCATCTGGGACAAGGAGATCCTTGCCCCCCTTGGCACTTACTGGGAAAGCCTGTATCCTAAGAACCGTTGGGGCGGTAACTTCAAGTCTCTTGTAGATTGCCCACACTTTGAACGGAACGTCTAAATGGCAGCAATTAAGATCACCAACTTCCTTGGCACGGCTCCCAAGATAAGCCCGGAGTTGTTGCCAAACACGGCTGCGCAAATTGCAAACAATTGCAAGTTGTACTCGGGTGATCTTATTCCCTACCCACAACCTGTTGTTGTTGACAACACAGTCCGTACAGGCACGATTAAAACGCTGTTTGCGCTACGTGATCCCACGACTGCTGTAAAAGCATGGTTGTCGTGGCTTACTGATGTAGACATTGCTATTGCATCTAAAACCGACAAAGACGAGCAGCGGTTTTACTACTCTGGCGATGGAGCGCCCAAAGTTAGTAACTACGAGTTGGCAACCACTGGCGCGGAGCCATATCCAGTGACGTATTACGACTTAGGGTTACCACTACCAACTACGGTGCTTACAACAGCGGCAACAACATTTACAACAAAGACGACGACAAACTTTTTTCGTGACGCAGGCAACGTCGCAACGATTACAACCAGTGCGGCACATGATTTAGCGTCCGGTAGATTTATTTCGCTGACAGCGTTTACCTTTTTGGCGGGAACATACAACCAAGCGGGCACAACTACAATTAATATGACCATCACCGCTCACGGGTTGGCAAATGGTGTGTCGATCTCGCTTGACTTTTTGTCCGGCACAGCTACAGACGGGACATACACAGTTAGCAATGTGGCAGCAAATACGTTTGACGTTATAGCCGTTTCGGCAGCTACCACTAGTGGGAATGTTAATTTAAACCTTGCAAGTTTCAACGCAACCAACGTAGAGTGTACTGTCACAAGCACCACTACATTTACGTACTTCAGCCCCGGTTTTCAGATCGGATCATCAGGCACACCTATTGCGTTTACAACTGCCAAAGTTGATCTTGGTGGTTTAACTCAAGCGCGTTCTTATGTTTACACATGGTATACACCGTGGGAAGAAGAGTCCATTGCAGCTAAACCATCCGCCAACTTGTTTATTAAAGAAGGGCAGATTGTCACGGTATCAAGTCTACCAACAGCCAAACCTTCGGGTGATAACTTTGTGCGTGGTGTAAAACTCTATCGCACTTTAGCAACGACATCGGGCACAGATTATTTTTTGCTTAGTGAACTGTGGTTTCCCACTACCCTAGCATCTGTGGAACGAACCAGTAATGTGTCTCGTGTAGCTTTAGTTTTTCCGCACAATCTTGGCCTTGATGATCGCTTTAAGATTAGTAGCTGCACTGTGGCTTCGTTCGATATTACGGGCGGCATTGTTACTGATGTCATTGACGACTACACATTTGAGTATGCGCAGGTGGCTGGGGATGTTGCAAACACACTGGTAGTTGCGGGCACGATGTATCACGACGTTTCAGAGAATCCGCCAACCACAACTGCACGGTACTGGGGGGACAGCACGTATGACTTTACAGATGACTTTGAGTCTCGTGACTTGTTTAGCATCCTTGGCACTGATGAATTTGATGCGCCGCCCGAAGATTTGCAAGGACTGACCGCCATCCAGAACAACATTCTTATAGGATTTGTTGGTAATACTTTATATTTTTCTGAGCCGGGTGCGCCACACGCATGGCCTGAAAGCTACTCGGTTAACCTTGAATATAATATTGTAGGTATCGCTGCAATTAATGGCTCTGCATTAGTGACAACAGAGTCATATCCGTTTATTGTGTCGGGGTCTGACCCTGCCAACGGCATGTCCACCCAGCGTATTGATGCTAACTTTCCATGCTTAAATAAAAACAGCATGGTGACGATGGGATACGGCGTCGTGTATTCTACACACGACGGACTGGCAGTATACGCTGTTAGTGCCGGAACAGCTATCATCACTAAGTTGCTGTATAACAACGACACATGGACATCTGCGCTTGACCCAGCAACCGTTATTGCTGAGTATTACGGTGATAACTATTTTGCAGCGCACTCAACCGGGGCGTTTATCTTCGAGCAAGATGCCAAAGCCGGTGGGTTTTTTGTAGATGCTGACTACACTTTTACAACTTCATACTACGATGCTATTGATGGTGTTGTGTATTACGTCAGCGGTGTAAATGGTGACATCTACAAGTGGAACGACTTAAACCAACCCGCTGTTGCAATGGAGTGGAAATCAAAAGTCATTACCACCAAGGATATGATTAACCTTGGCGCGGCGCGTGTTGTGGCTGATTACGCTACGGTATCGACGGTGTGGGATTCATCAACAACGGTATGGGAATCTGTTACCGATATTTGGGATGCTGCTGACAACATTACGTTTTACCTGTGGGCAGACAAAGAACTTATATTGACAACAACTGTTTCAAACTCTAATGTGTTTCGATTGCCCACTGGGTATCGCGCAGACAAGTTCGAAGTTAGCGTAGAAGGCGACATCCGAGTTCGTGCTATTTACCTCGGGGAAACCCCTTACGGATTGCGAGATGTGTGATGGCAACACGAAATTCACGTTTTTCTGCTATCCCCAACATCCCGCAAAGCGGGTTGACTGACTCGCAATCTAGCACAATTTATGCGCTTAAGGAAAATGTTGAGTTGTTGATTGGATCACGTGGTTCAGGCAATGCAACTCGTGCAGTCCTTGGCGGGCAGATAACCGTAGCTAACCCCGCAACGCAGACAATGACTCGTGTTACAGCTATTGGCGCAGGCTTTACAATAAGCGGAGTAAATGTGCCTAGCATTGAGGATTACAATAAATTAATTGTTAATGTGCAACAACTTGCTAATGACGTAACGTCTTTGCAACTCACTGTAAATACGCTTATCAACCAACTGAAAGGCTGAATATGTTTTATCCACCCTCCACAACGTCACTTGATTTGCCGCCAGCTTTGGCAAGCATCTTAACTATAGGTTCTACAACCGCAACCCCGCCAATGCAAAACGCACCGCAAGTTACAGGTCTTTCATCTGGCATGACTAGCATGGGTACTTTTGCACCCTCGTATCAGCAAGGTGGTATGGTTGGCATGGGCGGTATGCCTCAACCTATGAGCAGTATGTCACCGCCTACAAATGTAGGAGTAAACCCAAACGGTACACAAGGCCCAATGTCGCCGCAAATGTTGGAGATGCAAATTAATCAGTTTGCTACGCAGCGTCCGCAAGAAATGGCTAAGATTCGACAAGTCATTATGCAAGAACTTCAAAGCGGAGCACTAACGCAACAAGAACTTAACACTATTGTCCAGTTAGCAACTGTTGCTGCGCAAAATCCAGAGATGTATCCCTACGTCCGCAACTTTGCTATACAGCAGGGCATCACTACAGAGCAAGACTTGCCACCGCAATACGATCAAGGGCTTATCTTTATTCTTTTGCTGGCTGCACGTGCTGCACAGGGCGATTTAGGTGGACAAAACATGATGCAAGGCGGTAGCCCCGCAATGGCAGGTGGCCCATCAATCTCAGCGGCTCAAGTCTCCAGTGGTGCTGTTCCGTCAATGGCACGGGGCGGTATGACCCCAGACTCAAGGAAGTTTGACGGCTCTGTACTAATCAACGCACATGAGGGAGAATATGTCATCCCTAAGCGCGTAGTCGAGATGAAGGGTAAAGAATTTTTTGACACGCTTGTTGAGAAATACAAGGAAACCTAATGCCTACGATGTCTATCGAGATGCTAACGCCGGGGCGGGTCACTGAGTTGTGGCCTGTTCTGGAACCGTATTTTGAAGCAGCATGTAGTGGTAACGAGATTGCCAAGGACGAGATTGACGCAAAGGATATTTACATTCTTGCTCTTACCGGACTTGTAGCAGTCTTTGTTGGTTTTGAAAACAATGAGCCAGCGTGTGTCATGGGCATCCAGTTTTACATCGCCAATGGTAAGAAGGGCGCAGATGTGATGGCGCTTGCAGGGCATGGGTTGATGCGCTTTAAAGCAGCGTACTGGCACATTATTCTTGAGTGGCTGCGTGCTAACGACATAAAGTTTCTTGATGCGTATGCACCTGAGCGTTTGGCAAAAATATACACAAATCGGTTTGGATTCAGTAAATCATGTTCATACGTTCGTATGACGTTATAGGAGAAAATCATGGGTAGTGCTGTAAAAACTATTGTTACTATTGCTGTTGTAGTTGCAATTCCATTTGTTGCCCCGACAATTGCTGCTTCTATTGGCCTGTCCGGTGCTATTGGCGCAACGGCTGGTTCCGCAGTTGTTGGTGCAACACTTGGTGCTGCAAACGCTTCTATCATGGGTGGTGATGTTGAACGAGGGGCATTGATGGGAGGTATAGGCGGGGGTATAGCTGGATACAACTATACCCCTACGATACGACTTGATGCACCTGCGCCTGTGTTTGACTACAACGCAACAACCAACTCTATGGTTCCTGCTCCGGGTTTTGACACTGCTGCTGCTGCTCCGGGTTTAAGTAATATACCAAGTGCAATTGACACACAAACGCTATCAGCAGCAAATGCTACGGTTGATCCAATATCCTCGCTTAACGCAAGCCAAGGGTTTACCGATATT